CATAAGTCGGTAGTAGAAGTAGTAAACAAACTGCCCGAACCAAAGAATATGCCTAGATTAGGGCAGACTCCTTTTGGTATGGCAATGCCAGACGAGTTGAAAGACGAAGATGATGTTGTGGGCAGTTATCGACTTTATTATCACACAGACAAGGCAACATTTGCCAAGTGGTCATACCGAGACAAACCCTATTGGTGGGATGAAGGTCTAGCATGGTATGATAAAAGGATAACAGCGAAATGACAGATGATTATTTAGGAGATGACTTAGTTAAGTATGAAGTTAACGGAATGTCTATGGTATTCCCTAGAGACATAACTGAAGAAGAACTACATAAAGCAATACAAAAACGATTGGATAACCTTTACTTTAGTAAGAAACCTATAGTGGTTAGAAAAAGTGATGGAACATCATATAAATTATTAAATGGAGTACGGATGCATGGCAAAAGACATACCAGCTAACACTATATTAGGAATAGTTCAACAGAACGAGATACAAGTTATGGAACATAGAAATATGATTCGTCAGAATTTGAACAAACAAAGAGAAACCACTGAGCAAGAAATTGCTGTTCTTCAAGGTCAACTTGACTTAAAGAAAGAGTATTTAGCAAAGATTGAGGGTGGACTAGATGTTTTAGACGAACTCGACAAGTGATTGTAATTAAAGACGAGTTTTATCCGAAACCTGATGAAGTCAGGGAGAAAGCCTTGGATATGTTTTTTAGACCAGGTCGTAGAGAACGAAGAACTATGTTTCCAGGTCGTAGAACTATGTCTACCTTCTCACAAGAGAACTTCATATATTGTAGAAACCAGTGGGAGTACTTACTAAATGCAAAAATGCAGTATTTTCCAAGAGGAAATAGCAATACTGCATTTACACTTGCATTAGAAGAAGATGCAGATTACAACTGGGTACACCATGACTGTTCAGGATTCTTAGAGAATACTACAAAAGACATGGATGGACAGGCGTATGCAGCAGTTATATATCTAAATCCTGAAGATGATAATACAAAAGGAACAGCTTTATTTAGAAGTAAACAAACAGGTTTAATAAAAAAGTCTGACTCATTAAAGAAACCAGCATTTGGTTTTAAACAAGAATGGAAAGAAGATAAAGACTGGGAACTTCATACTTATGTAGGTAATCTATACAATAGATGTATACTTTACCCAGCAGATTATTGGCATGCACCGTATTGTGCAGGTTTTGGCTACAACAAAGACAACGGAAGATTAGTTCAAGTTGGCTTTTTTACAATTAATAAAAAATGAGTGATTATACAGACAACAAATTTAACGAAAAAGAAGCAATAAAAATGCTTGATGACTATATCGCTTCCACATATGGAAAGCATTATAGTATGAACAAGATACAATCTACAGAGTTTATCTTCGATGCTGGGCATGGAGATGGGTTTTGCTTAGGAAATATCATAAAGTATGCCCAAAGATTCGGCAAGAAGAATGGCAGAAATGTAGATGACATCTTGAAAATTTTACATTACGGAATTATTTTACTAGGGGTAGAAATTGAGAATCAAAAAACACGAAAATCTTACACAAGCGAATATAACCAAGGTAATTGAGTTACTAAATCCAACTGATGGTAGTAAGGCTATTACTAAGAAAGAAGCATGTGCTATATTAAACATAGCTTATAATACAACAAGATTAGGTAATATCATTGCAGACCATTTGGAAATGCAAGAGTTCCGTGCAAAAAGAAAAGCACAGAACAGAGGCAAGGCTGCAACACCATCAGAGATACAAGATACAGTAAAAATGTATCTGGATGGAGACAATGTAAGTGAGATAGCTAAATCATTATATAGGTCTCCAGCATTTGTGAAAGCAATTATAGACAGAATAGGAGTTCCACAAAAACTATCTATGACAGATTACGAAGGCAGACGAAACGCCATGCTACCAGAACAATGTGTAGCAGAAGAATTCGAACCAGGGGAGAAAATTTGGGCAATCAGGCAGAACTATCCAGCAGTAGTGCAAAGAGAGTTAGAGCCTGATAAAGCAAAAGAAAAAGGGTATCGAGTGTATTTATGTTATACCATAGAAGCTACACAAGATGACCTTGAAAAGACATTCTTTCCATACTTAAGTTTCGCAGGTAAATACTGCGCTTTACCAGCTTATGATATGGGCAGTCTAAGACATTTACGAGAGTATATGTAAAAAGGAATAAAAATGGACGCACTAAGTTTGGTGGCGGCATTTTGGATAGCTGGAATAGGTATGGCAATATATAACTTATACTTACCAGCAATACGAATTATCGGATTAATAGACAAAAACAATGTAGGATATAGATACGCATGGCTTGGCGGATTTGTTTTCGCCTGTATTTCAGCGGTCTTACTTCCTGCGATGGTGCATATGATTTTAATGGAAAAGTATCAAGAACGATTCCTAAATTCATTTATACCAGCATTTATGGGAGAAAAGTAATGTACAGAGGAAATAAGTACTACGAAGCATTAAAATTAAAGTATCTGGGTGAAATAGCGGAAGCGGAAGCAGTATTAAACACTTACTTTACAAATTCTGTGGGTATTGGAGAACACTCTGAATTATTGCCTGAATTTGACAAGTGGTTAGGAAAACTAGCAGAAGCTAAAGATAAACTAAACGCATTGGAGGGTTTGCTATAATGCACAAAATACAAGAATGTAGTAGAAAACTAATGGCACTGATAGATGCCGTTGAAAGAATAGATAAATTTAATAAAGAAACTTTGCCGTATCGAGTAGACAATGCGAAAGAGTTAGCAAGGGAGCTTAAGGATGAATCAGAATTTATTACTAAACTACGATAATAAAACTATCGGAGTAGTTAGAAACCCATACGAAAGAGTAGTCGCTTTGTATATGCAAAGTTTTGACTTTATTGGGTTAGATAATTGGCTTAGAAAATATAAACCTGAGCAACAAAGGATTCTTTATAAGGATTGCGACTATATTATCAGATTTGAAGCATGGCAAGAAGAACTAAAGTTTCATGACCTACATCCCAAAGATACATCAATTTTACAAGATGAACAGGTAACAATGATGTGGGATAATTGGTATACAATTAAGACTAAAACTTTAGTTTATGGGATGTATCACAAAGATATAGAAACCTACGGCTATAGCTTCTAAAATATAATTCTTGACACACGGTTAAAATTCCGTTATAATATATCTATATTATGGAAATAAGCTAATGAGTGACAGATTTTATACACAGATGCTAGACTCAACAGGTTGGGCACCAGGGTATCGACACACATTTACTCTTAGTGAATTTGAATCAAAATTTGGAAAAATTAGGAGAAAACGAATGGCTTGGACAGACGAAGCAAAGGCTCAAGCAGTAGAGATGTATACTGCAGAAGAACCAACTCCAGAGAATAGCATGGAGATTGTTAAAATGATTGCAGAAGAATTAGGCGAGAGCCCAAATGGTGTTCGCATGATTTTAACAAAAGCTGGTGTGTATGTTAAGAAAACTCCAGCAGCTAAATCAAGCAGTGGTGGAACTGGCGGTGGCAGAGTTAATGTTGCTGCAGCACAAGAACAACTAAGTTCTGCTATTAGCGATATGGGTGAAGAACCTGATGCAGCAATTATTGGAAAGCTTACAGGGAAAGCTGCTGTATATTTTGCTGGCTTGTTAAACAAACTTAACGATTAATTACCCCTGAAAAGCATGGGGAGGGCAACCTCCCTGTGTATTTTTGTATCTAACGGATTAACCTCGTAAGACAATACCATTGATAGGACGCTAATAGATATTAACCACCTACAAGGATATTGATGAAAAAGGACGATTTTGTTAGAAAACTAGACGATGCAGGTGATGCTATCGTCACTTACAGAAGTCAAAACAGTCGTAGATTGAAATATAATGTCTGCACTAGAGACTTCGATAATAAATATATACAATCAAAAAAGAATCGAGCAAGACCAAATCAAAGGCAAGTTCTTTTGTTTTGTTGGGATACGGATTCTTATAGACTATTACAACCTGAAAGTGTAACATCTATTGTACCTTTAGCAGCGATACTAAAAAATGATAGAATTACATAACGAAACACCTGTCTACGAAAAGCAGATAAGTTATAACGAAGAAAAGAATGAAAAAATCTTCGTAATGATAAATAACTTTCGTGGCACAGAGTATTTACATTTAAGGAAGTATTATCAAGATTTTGATGAAGAATGGAA